TAAAGAAGTTATATCATAATATGGCATTGTTTGGAAGGTACTGCTTCCCAACAGCCCTCCGAAAGGAGATACCTCCTTTCCACTTCGATATATACAAGTCCTTAGCAGATAACGAGCAACGAAGGGTCGCAATAGCGGCCCCTCGTGGCACAGCCAAGAGTACGACCACGTCTCTTATATATCCATTATGGAAGGCTGCGTTTAAACCAAGTGGCGAGGATTTGTTTATTGTTATTATATCAGAGTCACAAACTCAGTCTATAAACTTCTTATCTAGAATAAAGTACCATCTATCTCATTCTGATACTTTTAGAGAGTTATTTGGAGAGATGGGGCCAGAAACTGCAAAGAGATGGACGAATAATGATATTATCCTAGCTAATGGTACTAGAATGATAGCTGTGGGTACGGGACAGAGAGTTAGGGGTTTTATTGAGGGTGATACCCGTCCTAATCTTATTATTGTAGACGATTTTGAGTCAGAACTTAATGCGTATACGCCAGAAGCTAGGGCTAAGAATAAGAAATGGATGACTGAAGCGGTAATACCTTCTTTGTCAGACGATGGTAAAGTAGTGATGATAGGTACTGTTATATCTGAGGATTGCTTTTTATATTGGATAAAGAACTCAAAAGCCTGGAATGTATTATGGTATAGTATATGGGATGATGATGAAGAGAGCCTCTGGCCTGAAAGATTTCCACATGAAAGGATACTTCAGATAAAAGAAGAATTTGCTAGTATCGGTAACTTAAATGGATTCTACCAGGAGTATATGAATATTGCTCAATCACCTGATAACGCTCCTTTCAAGCCAGAATGGATACATTTACATCATAATGATTTTGAAATACGCAATGGCCAGGGATGTTTAGTTAAAAAGGTGGATGATGAAGAGAAGATTATACCCGTAGATGTTTATACTGGGGTAGACCCAGCGTCATCTTTGTCAGTACGTGCTGACTATTTTGTTATAGCTACTATAGGAGTAGACCATGAAAACAATAAATACGTTATAGATATATTTAGAAATAGGATATCTCCATCAGAGCAACCACAAAGAATAATAGATACTTATGTTAAATACAAGCCTCGTAGAATGAAGATTGAGACTACTGGCTATCAGGAAGCACTTAGGGTTGGTGTTAGAGATATAATGAAAGAAAAGGGTCTATACATACCTGGCATTGAAAAAGGAGTAAAGCCGAGAACTAGGAAATCAGAAAGATTATTATCTATGGTTCCGATGTTTGCTAGGGGACAGTTTTATTTTAGGCCAGAAGATATTAAGCCTCAACAAGAATTCTTATCGTATCCTAGAGGAAAGCATGATGATGTCATGGATGCTATATGGACTGCGCTTGATGGCTGCAAACCATGTCGAATTAAGGAATATTCTGAAGAAAATAAAAAAACTAAAAAGAAAAAGAAATTCCTTGATTGGATGACTATGTAGGAGTTAAATTGCAAGATGGCATATACCGCAAAAAAGAAACTTTCAGGGAAAGCCTTAGTCGATGAGACTTTAGACCTTTGGCACAAATACGGTTCAAAAAGAGATAACTGGGCTAAGCATGCAAAAGAGGATAAAGAATTTAGACTTGGTAGACAATGGACGCAAGAACAAGAAGATATTTTAATAGCTAGGGGCCAAGCCCCTATTGTTGTTAATAGGGTGCATCCAGCAGTTGAAGCTGCTAAATCTATGATGTCTGCAAACAGACCATCGTTTAGGGTGGCTCCTAGAGAAGATTCTGACAATAAAGTTGCTCAGGTAATGAGTTCTTTATTGTCATATATGTATGATATATCTGATGGCAGAACTGTAGTTCGTCAAATGATTGATGACTATTATGTTATGGGACTTGGTTATATTCATGTATACCAGGACCCTATGATGGATATGGGTAAAGGAGAGGTGTGCTTTCATGATGTTGACCCATTAGATGTATATGTTGACCCTAATTCTAGAGATAAGTTTTTTAATGATGCTGAAAATATAATAATATCTAGATTATTTACTAGAGACCAGGCTGCTCAATTATACCCTATGTATGAAAAGGCTATAAGAAATGCAGATAATAATACAGCTGATTTTGACCATGACAGGCCAGAGACAGGCAGGTCTAATGATTTTGCTACTCATTTTCCAGAAGATATTGATAGAACTAATAATACTGAATATCTAAGAGGATATGAGAGGTATTATAAGACAGTAGTTGATAGATTTAGAATTTACGAAACATTTAGCAAGAAAGAACTTCTACTAAATGAGGAAGAATTTGAAGGTTATCTTGCAACTCCAGCATGGATAATTAATGGCCAGGTTATTTCAGATGAACAGAAAGCAAAAGAGCTTATGTCTCAGATGGAACAGCAAAGAGCTCAGTATGAAGCTGAAATGAAAATGCAAATGATGGACATGGGACTCGAAGAAAATGCTGAAGTTCCAATGATGCCTCAGCCTATGGAGGTTGAGCAGCTTAATTATGCAGAACTTGTTGAGAGAAAAATTATACAGGTAGTTACTACTCAGGTTAAAAGAGTGCATATGTGTGTAATCATAGGTGATAAACACTTATACTCAAGGGAATTGCCTATTGAGGATTATCCAATAATTCCTTTTATGAGTTTGCACACTAGAACTCCATATCCTCAGTCTGATGTTAGAATGATTAAAGGATTACAAGAATACATCAATAAAATGCGTTCATTAATAGTAGCTCATGCAACAACAAGTACTAATACAAAGATACTTGTTCCCGAGGGTAGCGTAGATATGAATGAGTTTGAGCAAAAATGGGCTCAGCCTGGGGTAGCAATTCCATATGACCCAACAGATGGAGCACCAATGCCTGTTCAACCCTCTCCACTACCAAATGAACTGTACAGTGGAGAGCAAGTAGCAAAGCAAGATATAGACCATCAACTTGGATTATATGAAATGATGATGGGTAATTCTCAGGCTGCACCCCAAACTTATAAAGCTACTATTAGCTTGGATGAATTTGGACAAAGAAAAATTAAATCTAAACTAGCTGATATAGAGGCTGGTTTGACAAAGGTTGCAGAAGTTGCATTACCTTTAATGCAACAGTTGTATACACAAGAAAAGGTGTTTAGAGTTATACAGCCAAACAATTCTTTGAGTGAATTTGTAATTAATAAAAGACTCATTGACGATAAAACAGGTGAGATTACTTTATTTAATGATATTACAATTGGAAAATATGACGTAATTTATCTATCAGGTAGCACATTACCTTCTAATAGATATGCAGAACTTGAATTTTATATGGATGCATATCAGAAAGGACTTGTTGATAGAGTTGAAGTTCTTAAGAAAACAGAAGTATTTGATATGGAAGGTGTGCTTCAAAGAACTGATGAAGTTGGTCAGCTTCAAGCACAATTACAACAAGCTACTGAAGAAGTTAAGAAATTAAAAGGTGATATTCAGACAAGAGATAGAGAGTCTGTTAACCTTAGAAAAAGAGTTGAAGTTGAGAAGTTTAAAAACGAGCTTGACCAGGTTAGCAATAAAGCAAAAGCTGCAGGCAACGTTTATGAAAAACGACTTGATGACAACTTAGCCGTAATCAAGCGTGATATCGCTGATTCAATAAAAAAAGAGACTTCTACCCCTTCAGGCGGCAGTAAGGGCAAGTCGAAAGAGAGTAAAAAGAAATGACAGATAATACAGTAGACACTCCTCAAAGTGCTAATCCTAACGACTCCAATCAGGCGTTTGAAGGACCATGGCCAACTGAGGACTCTAATAGTAATACTACGTCAGTTGAGGATGCTTTTTTTGGCAGCCAGGAGACAACAGAAACACAGGAACAGGCTCCAGTAGAAACTGCGACCCCTGAACCTGCACCTATACAAGAGCAAGCACAAGAGTATTCTGCTAAAAATGATGAAAAACGTTTTGAGTACTGGCAAAGCCAGGCAGCTCAGACTAATAATCAATTATCAGAATTACAGAAGCAGAATGAGATGTTACAATCTCAGATGCAACAAATGCAAACAACTCCTGAGAAGGCAGCAGAACCTGTAGAGGAATTTCCTGCACCTCCAAGTAGGCCCAAAAAACCTAGAACCTTTAATAGGGAAGAGGCGTATGCTGACCCTAATAGCGAAAGTGCTAGGTATTTAGATGAATATGAGGAATGGCGTGATGATATGTCTGAATACAATACTCTTAAACAAGAGTATACTGTAACTCAGATGCAATCAAAGTTAGATGCTCAAGAGAAAATGAGACAAGATGAGATACAAAGACAACAAGCATATGCACAAGAAAGACAGCAAATGCAGAGTGTTAGTTCTCATCTTCAAGGTCATTATGGCTTTGAACAAACTGAAGCTCAAGAGTTCATTCAACAGATGTCTGACCCTAATTCATTGAATTTAGATAATCTTGTACAGTTATATAGATTGCAGAAAGGCCAAGGCCAACCAAATCCTAATGCTGGACCGAGCCCTGAGTTTCAACAAACTCAAAGAGCTCAGCAAATTCCATCTCCGATGGGAGTGCAGACAGGTCAAGGTGGCGGCAATGATGCTAAATCTGACTCTGACAAGATTATGGATAATATGATATCGGATTATAAAAATAATAATCCGTGGTAACCAACTCTACTCGAAGGTCCCACGACAGCTGAGAG